GATACTCAGGTTCTTTCATGGCTTGCAGAAAACATTCATCCTAACAGGTTGATTTTTGTTGATGGAGTAGTGAAGCGAAGATGGTCCTCGGACTACTTCTATGAGATTCTTTCCTATATTCATGGAGGAAATGCGTATGGGAGAATCAATATGCCTAAGCGTAATGCTTACAGTAAAGTCCCACCTATTTGCAGAAAGTTAGGAGTCAAAGATGAAAAGACTCTTAGACAACTGTTGATGGATGAAGACTTCAAGGAATGGGCAAAGAAAAAATTAAACCATTCAGAATGTAGGATTCTGAAAATTGGTGAGAAGAAAAGAAGAAAGAAAACAGACCCCGTTGTTTATGACGTGGGTTCATTAGAATTATTTATGTGATTATTATGGCAGGTTCAACAATAAGAAAAGCAAAAGTTATTAACTTTTGGTATGAATTAGATGTGTATGATGTATTACATTATAGTGATGAAGACAAAAAATGGGATGAAATGTGTCTTGCTTGTGGAGATTGTTCATGGGGCGAAAGAGCACACATTTTAGCAAGAGCATGTGGTGGAACCAACAATACTGAAAATTTTCACATATTATGTTCTTTGTGTCACAGTCAAAGTGAATATCTAAATGGAGTCGATTATTGGATTTGGTTATGTCTTAAATCTCATTTTTATACAGACGGTAAGTTATTTAACCAAGAATCAGACCTTTCTCTTCTTCTAAAAGAAGAACCAGTTTTACTTCCTAGACTTTTAAGATATGAAAGTTACAATATACCAGACTATACGCGTGTCTGGAATAGACTAGTGGAAGACGAGAAAAAATGGGTAGCAAAGGGTATGAGTCATCCTTTACCTTATCCTAGAGATAAAGTTGAATTTATAGAATGTTACCTAAAAGGAATTTTACTTCATCTATATGAAAAATATGAAAACCTCCTTAAAATAGGAATTGCCTTATCTGAACATACACAGAAATTTATCAAGGAATACCAATAAAAATTGAGTGATTATTATGCCTAGAAGCAAATTTGGAAAAATGTATAAACATCGAACCCTTGAAAGAGCGTATCTTATTGTCAAGGAAAGCGAAGACGGACTAATCTGCGAAGAAATTGTTCAGAAAATTAGTGACAACAACATTACAGTTGGAAGATTATCACAATGGCTTCGTTCTGATAATAGATACCAAAAGGAATATGTAAGGCCTTTTGGGGACTCTTTAAAAGGCCAAGTGTTTAAATATACAATTAGAGATGATTAAAATGAGAAAAGAAAGAAAACATAGAAAAATTATTGCGGGGGTGATTGCTGTTTCTGAAAGAAACAATAAATTTTACACAACCCAAACTCTTTACCCGCTTGTTGCTGAAGAAATTGGTGATTATTGGATGCCTCAAACCCCTAGAGGATTATCTAGAATTTTATCACTATATCAACACGAACAAGAAGTTGTGAAGAGAGAAGTCGGAGTTAGAATATATGAATGGGGGAGCGCAAATGTTATGGACGGAAAAGTATAGACTAAAGGAGTAGATTTAAATGAAAATTAATATAAAAGAAAATTTATTTGGTAGGATTACAATAAAAATTGAAGGAGATTTAGAAGAGTTTCATTCTTTTCTAAAACAAAAAAAGAAATCCTCTAAAAGTCAAAAAACAGAAACTAGTTCTCGTGTTGCTTCTAAAATAAATAAAAGAAATGAATTATTGATTGATTTTTTTAAAAAAATTAATCCAGAAAATAATTTGATTTCTAAGAAAGAATTTATCGAAACCTATCGAAGAGAATTTAAGGTTTCAAGACCAACGGTATATAATAGATTTCGTTTAGTAGAGAAAAAATTTCATTCAGAAAAAAATGGACGAAGGGTTTTAATTAAATTGGGGAATTAAAATGTTATGGACAGAAAAGTATAGACCAAAAACAATTAACGATATCAAAGGACAAGAGAATTACAAACTTGATGCTATTTCATGGGCAGAAGAAAATGATATGCCTAATGTATTAGCATACGGTAATCCCGGAAATGGAAAGACGGCGGCAATGATTGCTACTGCACGAACAATTTTAGGAGATGGATTCGATGATAATTTCTTTGAAATCAATGCGTCCGATGATAGACGCTTGGAAACGGTTAGAACAACCATCAAGAACATTGCTCAAAGCGGAGTTATTGGTGATGTTCCTTTCCGTATCATTTTACTCGATGAAATGGATGGTATGACTTCCGATGCGCAAAATGCTCTAAAGCGCATTATGGAACGATATGCCGGTAATGTAAGGTTTCAAATCACTTGCAACGATAGAAGCAAGATTATCTTTGCCTTGCAGAGTAGATGTGCAAACTATCATTTTACTCCATTACCTATTGATGTAATGATTGATGTAGTCTGGGATATTCTCGTAGCAGAAGAAGTAACTCGCTTTTCTCTCGATGAAATCACCACGTTTATAGGCGGTGGCTCCTTAGACTTGCGTAGGGCGATTACCGAAATCCAAGCCGCGAAGTCAAGTAATTCGTCCTTAGAGAAGCAAATAGAAATTAGCCTTGAAGACTATGTTGAAGGGCTTAATTTAATTCAGAATAACAAAACCTCCGCTTTATCGTATTTACATAAGATGTTAGTGGATGGGCGTAGCGTTAAAGAAATCTGTCAGGGATTACATGACGCGGTATTAAATGCTGAGTTTGAGGCCAATATCAAATTCAAGTATCTTAGAGCAATTGGCGAAGCAGAATGGCGGTCCACAACCATGACACCGAAAGTATTACTTTCATGGATGGTTGGACAACTTTAAACAAAAAAAAATAAAAAAAGGTGTTTGAAATGAACGAACAAACGAAAAATGAAATTGAGAAGTCCCTTCAATACGTTGGGATGACTCTTGAAGAAGCAGAACAGAAATACGAAAGCATTTGCGCTGAAAATAGCGTTGAAGTGTCTTCCGATTTGGGAGTAGCACTTTGGCGTTCTTTCGTGCAACAAAGCCGAAGGAGCAACCGTCCTTCTTCGTCTTCCGATAGTGGAGGACTTGCGAAGAAGTGTTTTGGAATGTTCATTATGCTTGATGCTCCGCGTGATATGATGCGTTGGAAGCGCAATCGTGCAATTGAGGAGTTTAAGCGTGATTCGAACAATGCTCTTGAAAAGGGTATCGTTGCTATCGCTTCTGAGAATGCACTTGGAAAGTGGGTTATTTCCCGCTATTACAAGGGTTCTTATGAAGAAAAGACCGTGGGTAGTTTGCCCAATGGTGCTGAAGAAGGAGAAGATGGACAATACTTCATCCCTCTTGATGATACGCCCCGATACATGAACGGTGGAGAAAACAAGCAATACGGGAAGCCTCTTCCTGTTGAGCAATACCGCCGTCAAGGTCTTTTCTATGGCTCGGCTGATGGTGGCGAAATGAAATTGTGGCCGTTTTCTTACAAGAACCAACCTGCAGTTGATTTCTCTCCAAATGTCTTTGAATGGGTTCACTTCATGGCGATTCCCAATGAGAACGGTAATCTCTATGGTATGACTGAAACGACTCTTAACAGTCTTGTTCTCAACAATACCCTTGAACCGGACAACAGCGATTTTAGGAACATGAATGATTTCAACGTGGAAAACTTCCTGACTGAGAAATTGTCGGAACACATTGTTCCTCTTGTGGATATTGACCGCGCTCACACAGAACGTCAAGCGTTGGAATACAACAAAAGGTTCATTGTTACAGATGGTGTAGTTTGCGGTATGAACATGACCGCGACTTCAAACGGAAACCGCATTCTGAACATTACAGACCTGAATGCCGAATTTGATTATTCGGAAGATGGTGGGGTTCTTACTTGCTGGATTCCTGAACACATCGAGATTGATTTCGGTATCGGTTCTTCTGTAATCGTTATCGGAAACACTTCTCAGCGAACCGTTGATGGAGAAACCGAACCCGCTACGCTCAATGTTTCGGGTTTGCTTGCTCTTGAAAAGAAGGGGTCAGTAGTCGAATCTTCTTCACCTGTTGAAGAAGATTACGATTGGTTCTGAGCCAATCTTTGTGTAGTCGTTGGCGTAAATGACGGCCAAATGGGTGCGAAGCCCTTTCCCCTTGAGGTGAAGAAATGTTAAAAGAAAACAGATATTTTATGTTAGAGAACAATTACATTGTGGATTTAATCGCAGTTGATTTTATTACCTTTAAAGAAAATGAAAAGGTAGCAGATGAATTTTGGATTAAGTTTCACATTGGAACAAAGGAATGCCGGTATCGAGCAGATACCCGTCAAGAAGTAGCAGATATTATTAATACATGGTCTTCCGTTCACGGAAAAGACGTTTCAATTGACGAATCTGAATTAGGCGGTGCTAATAAATGGGATTGACGGATAAAAAGAACACAGATACAGTAATGTCTTTCAAGGAGCGACTTGAAGCACATAAGGCAAAGGCAAGAGAAGAACGCAAATCAAGGCTTGTTTTAGGTATTTGGGGAGAACCCAAGACAGGAAAAACAGGTCTTGCGTTAGATTTCCCAGACCGAGATATTTACGTCTTAGATTGGGATATGGGTGTTGAATCTACTTGGATTGAACATCACGATGCTACGGAAAGGATTACTGTTTATTGTCCTATCGAAATGAATAAGGACAATGTAGTGGATATTACTGTATCGGAGAGTAATTCACATGACTTTGTGAAATATGTTCGTGAGGAAATTGAAGCAGGCAAGAACCCAATTTTTGTTCTTGACGGTGTGGACTCTTGGTTTGAATCTTGTATTCTCAAGGTTAATCCTAATCCTACTGTCGTTACAAAAATTATGCCATTCCAATATGGTGCAAGAAACAAGACTTTCGAGCATCTGATGATGGCTATTTATCGTCTTCCTTGCGATGTGATTTATATTACCCACGAAACTGAAAAGTATGTGGATAATTCTCCGGTAGGAGTTGTCGCAAATTGGCGTGATTGGGGCGGCAAACTTGAGCAAGAAATTCATTGCTATCGAAAGAAGTTTAAGAATGAATTGCAGTATATTGCTGAATTGGTTGGAAGCAGAACCAACGGTAATCTTGTTGGGACAAAGTTTGTTATTAGGGAAGGCGAACCACCAAACATTAAGTGGAACGGTATTCCTGAATTGCGTGAGCGTAAGATTTGAGGGATAATATGAAAGTAAATGTAAATTCAAATACACTTAAGAATGCATTGGAAAAGATTCAAGTTAAGGGAAAGTATGTAAATAAAGGTGGACTGAGCGCAGGAAAACTCGATGAAGTTTTCTATATGACCGCGAAGGATGATACTCTTTCCCTTTGGACAGGAAACAATACATTCATTGTTAATCTTCAAATTGAAGCAGAAGTTTTAGAACAGGGTGCTTACATCGGTAAATCTTCTCCTATCATCGCATATCTTAAAAAGTTCGATGGAGATGTGATGCTTGAGAAGGGTGATTTTCTCACCTTATCAGCCGGTTCTAAGCGGGCTTCTTTGCCCCGCGTGGTTGAATGGCCTCCGCTTAACGCAATCACCCGTATGGGGCCTATGATGATGGACGTTCCGCTTGAAATCAAGCCCGATGCCCTCCCTTCTGTGGGAAGGGCGGCTTTTGAGGGTTGTTTCGTTTTAAGCAATCAAGTCTTTTCTGATGTAATTTCAGGTTGTGAATTGGTTGGTTCGGGTGTATACAAAATCAACTTCGATGAAGAATTAACATTCTCATCATCTGATGGAGTAACGAATAATTACTCAGAAGTAGTGGAACCATTGTTTAGAACAGGCGACCCCGCAACGGTTGAGTATTCTGGACCCTTGCATTCTTTCTTTGAGAAAGACCAAATGTTGACTTTTTATGTGCTTGATGATGCCCCTCTTCTAATTGTCGCAGACGATAGAAGGTTGGTTAAAGCACCATATGTAGCAGGTGTTTGAAATGATTATTAATAAATTAGATATTACAGGACGACATATTTTCAAATCTTGGCGAGAAAATGGCGAGAAGAAAACAGAAATAGTTGAGTTTAGTCCCTATTTCTATGTTAGCGATGAAGGCCCAAGACCGAGGAAATATAGTCCCTCGAAATTTATTGAGCGCGATTTTAGATATGAAGAAACAGATGCTAAGACTTTGAATGGAGAAGGTCTTCTGAAGGTTTATGTTGATAGTGCTGAAGATATCA